TATTTACCAGGTTCTTTAAAAATATCTCTTAAAAATGTAGCAAACTCTTCTCTTGAGGAAAAGTCTGTAATAGTCCAGTTGCCATTATCATAAGTTGGTATGTTTTCAAATATCTCCATTATTGATCATATGCCATTCCAATACCACCTCTTACTCTACTAGATTGTTCTTCCTGTAGATCTTTATAGGCACCTTTAAATGATGCTCTAATCTGTTCAAAGTTTTTTGCTGCAGCTACCAGAGAGTTAATATTACCATCTCTACCATGTGATATAGGTGTAGTCTCCATATATTTAGCTAATCTATCTAACATAGATGCAATACCTTTGTATGCTCTAGATGTAGGTGTTTCATACATTCTCTGACAGAACTGTAGTGCTATAAAGATATCCTGATCTTCTGTAGAGAACTCTGCATCTATCTGTTCAAGTATGAGAGATTCTTTATCTACTTCTGGTGTATAAAAGAATGGGTTCAAGTCTGGATTAGGGCAGGTCATGTAAAACAAGTATTGGTATATCTTGATATAATCATCAGGATAATTATCCATTACCATCTTAAGTGCTTTTAGTGTATAGCAATGTTCTGTAGGAATTACTTTGCCGTTCTGTATATCAAATAGTTTTACAATCATTTCTTTTTAATATTATTTCTATTATCATGTAAATAATGCATAATAGCTGTTACTTCATCTTTTAAATATGGGATGTCTATTTGAATTACATCTTTTACAATTGGGTCTCCATTATCATCATATCTGGTAAGTGGATATCCATATCTATCTTCTCCTTCTGTTTCAAATAGTATATGATGAATAAACATTCTTCCGGGTTGCAATTTAGGATTGTGTTTAAGTATCATATACATATAGATACTTAACTGTAAACAGTAATGATTAAAGTTGCAATCATCTAAATTAGATAAAGGTGGGAGTAACTTTTCAGAAACTCCCTCCCAATCTTTGTAAGATTCAGTCTTGATCTCTTTGTTGGTTTTATAGTCAATAATGTTTACACATCCATTTACTACTTCTACAAGATCAGACTGTCCACAGATTCCAACTGATTTAAGATAAACCATATGTTCTGGATACACGCCTGGTTCTAATTTTTGAGATGGTGCTAATTTAATTCCATTTGTTAAATCATTTGGTTTAAATACTGGAACAGTTATTCCTTCTCTTTCTATTGATGCTAAAGAACATAAGTCAGCTTCTCTTTGGTTATGATAAAATGTACCAAGAGTTACTGCTCTTTCTGATTCAGCATTCCAAATGGATATAATATCTTTTGGGTTTATATTAAACCATTTAGATCTTTTATTTTTAGAAACTTTTTTTGCAATCTTTTCTGCATCAAAAGGTTTCTTAAAATGAGATACTAGTGTGGTAACACTAATCCAATTTATTTCTGAACCATCATTGCTTTTATAGCTATGATCTTTTGCATTAAATACTATACTCATAACTTATCCAATTGTTCTTCTTGTTCTTCTGTAATAATTGCTTGCCATTTACCAAGTGGACATTCAGATGATAATGATCTTGTTTTAAAATTAAGTGAACATCCACACTCATTACAGCAAGGTGCTGTTCCTTTTACTGCACACTTTCTACCTTTATGCTCACACTCATCACAAATATCATATCTGAGTCTAGATATTTCTTCCACTGTCTCATCTCTAATGACAGAGTTTTTAATACCTTCAAATATCTGTGATCTATTTTGCCAGATTAGATTAAGTACATTTTTCATTTATTTTTGTTTTTAAAAAAGGTTTCTCTTTTTTCTGTTTGATCTTGAATCTTAAGATTTAATTTCAGTAGTAGTTCTAATTTATTTTCTAGTGCTTTCTTATTATGATAAGCTTTAAATGTAGATGTGTCATGTTCTTTTAATATTCTTGATATCTTTTCTATTGATCCATATACCATCTTTGGTTTTGAAACAAAATGACCAAGACCTTCTATGTTTATTCTAGGATATTCTAAATTAGATAATAAGCTTCTGACATTTTTGTAATAAAACTCTACTAAGTCTTCTACTAAATCCTTATCAATATTTAATTCTTCTGCAACTTCTTGATATATTCTTTTAGGCTTTCTGGGATTCATCTCCTAAAAATTTATAGTCTAATAAAATAGTACCTGTTGTCTGAATTTTTAAACTTGGATTTATCCGAATTAATTTTTTGTTTTCTTCATCTTTAACAACTAAGTTAGTTTTCTCAGCTTTATTTATACAGTTTCTCACAGTCTGTGGAGACTTAAAAATAGGCTCTTCTTCTGAAGATGCATCATAACAAAAATGAGTTAATTCTATTGGCTCATTAAAACTTAGTAAAGTCAAGCAGTTAAGGTCAGAGTCACTTAAGTTGATTCTATTAACATAGCAGTGGGTAAGTATTTGAAACTTAACCACATCCCACTTAGGCATTCTTACACGCTTCTGTACTTGATTTACTATAGCCATGACTAGCCTCTTTTAAGCTTTCTTTTTCCTTGATCTGCTGTACTAGACTCTTTATCAATATCAAAATCTGAACCTCTTTCTTCATCTGCTTCTTCTTGTTGAGGAGCCATCATCATAGCATATTGATATTGAATACTAGATCTTTTAAATCTTGCTTCATCAATTTTTAAAAGCAGTTCTTCATAATCTAATTGTGCTCTTAAATAAGGCATAGAAGTTTGATAAAACTCTAGCATTTTTTCTTTTTGCTCTTCTAACTGTTCAGGAGTTAGTTGCATTTCTGGTTGTTGGTTAATTGTTTCCATAAGACATTAATTTAATTGGTTTAGACAAATATATATATTTTTTTAATTTAAATTATAGAAGTTTAAATAAAAAAATCCAGGCACATAACACACCTGGATTTCTATATATCTAGAGAAGTAGATAACTATCTATTCTTAATTGTAAGATTTAAAACTGTTAAAAGATAAAAGTTTCTAGGGATATCAATTTCTAATGAAAAGAAATCAATGCCAAAAAACCTTAATCTAAGCATTAGTGTTTGCCAATACCTAAATGTGTTTTTCCAATTGTTTCTATACTTCATTACAATTATTTCTTTTTGAATCTTTTGGCAATTATATTTCCAATATACTTTCCTACTTTTCTAAGGAAGTTGTTCTCAGATTCTACATTAACTTGAGTGCCTTCTGCAGTTTTCTTTACTTCTACATCTAGCTTTCTACCATCCAGCTTGAAGTGTTTTTCTTCAGATGTTTTGTGTACTTCAACGTCTACTTTGTCTGTGTCAACAGTAACATCTACTTTTTCACCTTCTTTCTTTACTTTAGCTTTGACTTTCTTAGTTTTTACTTCTACTTCAAAGTCTTCTATTTTCTTTTTATTTTCCATCTTCTATTGTTAATTGTGAGGTTGTTGCAACTGTTGCGCTAACTGCAGCTAAATAACTAGCAGCTGTTACTACACCAATTGGCAAAGTAATTGGAGCAGCTATAATTGCTCCTGCAACTGCTCCTGTAATAATGGCCCACCTTTGTACTTTTTTCCAGAACTTAGGTGTTTTACCATTCCATCTTTCTTTAATTGTTTTCTCCTTCATGATCTATTGGTTTTATTGGTTCATCTTTTATATATTTTGATAGACGTTTAAGTATTGGAGAATACTCTGTCCATCCTAATCTTTTAAAATTTTCTAGGTTTGACCAGATTAAATTAATAATTACATAGTTATAAAATGCATAGTGTAGCCACTCATACACATTAAAAGTAAAACCAAATATAGGTTTTATTTCTATATTAGTTGCCATTGCATTTGATATTCCTATCATAAGCATGTAAACAAATAACTTAAACCAGCCTTTTCCAAATAGTTCTGAGTCAAATTTTTTACCTTCTGATTTAGAAGCTTTAAGTCCTGTATAGAACTCAAGTCCAAAAAGAAGTATAATACCTATTCCTACTGGAAGAACAATGCCAAACACAGCATTAAAATAATAAGCAATACCTGCAAATAATGCACTTACTCCTGTGCATGTTCCAGCCATTTGAGGATGAAATGCACTTGTAACAAAATGATCCATGTCTCTGTAGCCTGCTGATATTACTAATTTTGATAATGCCGTTTTCATTTTAAAAAATCTTTGTCAGCACAAATGATTCAAGATATATCTTATTTGTTGGATTATTGCTACCCCAAAGTACTCTAATATCTAAAGTTTGAGGTACAGTTGTATCAAATAATGTATTTTCTATATATACAGTTTCTCCCGGAATATTAATAGTAGTATCTCTAATTTGTGTTATAGTAACTATACTATCTTTCTGAGTACAAAGTGGACAGTATTTTTCAAGTCTTCTTTCTAATGAACAAGAAGTGATAAATACTAGTAGTAAAGAAAGTATAATTAAGTTTTTCATACTATTTAAATATTTGGGTAACAAATTTTGGAACATCTGCAATAGTACTTACATCTGAATTCTCAATTGTAAAAATAAAGTACATTGTATTAGTTAAATCAATAAATGTAATAGCATCAGCTATTTGATTATAATCAGTTTCAACTTGACCAATAGGATCAGCTCCAATAATATTAGTACCACTAATTGTAAAAAATCTAGAAAAAGAACCTGAATTAAGTCCGGGAGTTAAAGTACTAGATGTTGCTATTAAGCTGCCACCTACAAATGTTGGTACATTATTATAGTATAATCTATAGATACTTGTTCCAGTTGTAGCTATAATATGATGCTTAGCTAAAGTAGTAAACATATCTCCAGAATTTAGTTGTCCCGGATCTACGCTTATTATTGAACAATCTGTTTCTGCAATTGTACCTGCAACAGGATTACCATCCATTGTTAAAACAATTGGATTTTGCGGGTTAGATATTTGAATTAATGTACTCATTGTAAATTGATATGTTTTATCTATAGCTTATCTACTTACCTCTTCCCAGTCTAATGAAACATATGCTCCTAAAGTTCCTCCTGTAGCATCAATAGCCATTTCAATAACTAATTCAAAACGTGCACCTGTAAAAGTATTTCTTTCTAATTGACTAGCAAATATTGCCTCTTTTAATATATTGATACTTGGAGAACCTTGATTAGATGAATTTACATATCCTTGTGCTAATATTCTACCACCCGTAACAGATGTCCCTGTAAGGTTATATTCTACAGATGAATCTACTCCTGCTGAAACCCAAGACCCTCCTGTTGTTGTAGCAGATTGCACAATTCTCCATGCATAATTTTTACCATTACCTAATCCTAATAAAGATACCGCTGTAGTTATAACTATAGCATCTAATGCAGTAGACTTTAATCTAATACCTACCATAGGATAATAAGTTCCTGCTGCAGCAAATGTTCTTGGAGTAAGTATTGGTGTACCAACAGCTTGTTGTGCCCCTCTTAACTCATATCCTCCCTCTGATATTACAGAAGAACAAACTTGCTTTAATGTGGTTGCTGTTGCTGTTGATACATTAAGTATCTCATATCTTAATGGTAATGAAGCTGTAGTAATATAAGTAGAAGTAATTAAGTTAGCATGATTAAATCTATGACAAACTATAAAGTTTCCATCTATTATAAACCCTATTCTTACTGTGCCTTCACCTAACCACTCAATATCCATAAATAGAATCTGAGCTTTACTAATATCTAAAGTTATTCCAGATGGTCCATTGCCATCCATTGTATCAGCATTCCAAGAAGCTTGATCTACAACAGTTTCAGTTACAACACCTGTAACTAAACTTCTTTCTACAAAACTTAAAGTGTTATCTCTTAATTGAATATATATACCATTTTCTGTTCCAAAATAACCCACCCTTTGTCTTAGGTTAGTTTGAGCTGGAGCCATTACAAATGTATTCATAACCAACAAAGACTTACCTGGTTGATAAGAAAACACTTTTGCGGTTTCTCTTAGTACTTCAGATCCAGCTGTACCAGTTACATTTAGATTTACTAACCCTTCATTTGGGCTAAATACTGCAGTACCTCCACTTGTTGTAGAAGTATTCCATAAACCATTATCTCTATATCTATGAGATGAATCAAATAATGTTAATGGTTGTGCGGTTCTAACTCTACCAAATGCATCTGTGAGCATTGGGTATTGGGTAAGAATATCATTAGAACCTGAACCTCCAGCTATGGAAACTATGGTACTCATGATTTATTGAATCGAAGTAATTAAAAATGTAGTACCTGTTGCATCATAAGTAATACCACTTAGAGAGTTATTCTTATCAGGAGCAAAATTTACAGTTGTTCCTGCAGGTATTGTAACACCATTGACTGTTCCAGAAGCAGCTCCAACATTAGCTATTGAAAAACCATATGTTATTGATATAGCTCCAGCACCAGTATCAGAAAGAATTACAGGTGTTCTTGTTGCTACTGCACTACTTCCTACTAAAAAATCATAAATTTTTTGTAGGCCTTCAAGTACTTTTAATTGCCAAGGAAAATTATTTCCTTTGTTTCCGTAGTCTTTTAAATTTCCTATTGACATAATTAGTATTTATTAATTAATAACCATAAAGTGTACTTTAACTACATTATTTAATGCAGCATTTCCACCATTTGACAATACAACTTTAAATGATCCTGTTGCAATATCTGATACACCTAAAACAACAATCCCTGTTGCAGCTTCATCATACTCTGCAGATACAATAATTCTTGAAGTAGCAGTAACATTAGAGTTATTTACTGTAAAAAATGTTTTAGCATTTGCAGCTAATGTAGAAGATACAGTAGTGATTACACCATTAAATGCATTCAAAGTAACCGCTGTTGTAATTGAAGTCAACTGAGTTACAGTACCATTATCATATAAAGATTGTAATGGTGCAGCATTTACTGCTAATGGTAACCAAGCATCATCTCTATTTGGATCTTTAGCTCCAATAGGTAGTAAGTTAGTAACATCTGTAGGAAGAGTTTCTCTGTAATTTCCTGCTTTAATCCAAGAAATAAAATTTAGAATATCCATGACTTTTTGTTTTTGCTTTTATTATTAATTATTAAATTCTTACAACTGATAAATATCTAGAACCAATTTGATCTGTTCCACTAGATTGAACAGTAACTACTATATAAACATTTTGAGTCCAATCAATTGATCCTACTAATAAACCATTATCAAATATATTTGAGTTATATGTAGATGAATTTGCACCAATAGCTGAATCTGAAAAACCATCGCTAGGAAGTCCTAATGCTAAAAATACTGCTGTAGCTCCAGAAAAGAAAACATCTTTTTCAATTTTTACAATTCTTTGAGTAGCTCCATTTGTTGCTGTATCACCCTCTGCAAGCAATGTTGCCCCAACTGTATTATAATCAATACCCTGAAAAGGAACATTATTTGAAATATATAATCTAACAACCATAGTGTTTAAAGATGCAACTTTTTGCAAAACACTTTTAATAGTTAATATCGGTTTTGTTGTATTATTAAATGTATTTGCCGGAATAGTTGAAAAAGAAACAACTACATTAAAAGGTGAAGATGCTACAACTAATCCTGATGGTACAACACTAAAATTAGGATTTGAACTTCCAGCGGGTCCAACAGGACCTTGGATTCCTTGAGGACCTTGTGGACCAGTAGCACCTTGAGAAGCTAGTAATGCCCAGTTTAATGGATCAGAAGCAGGATCTGAAGGGGATGGTCCTACTGGATTAATGCAAAAATAAGATGCTCCACCAAAACCTACTGCATCATTAACTACATAAACACCAGTATTTGACCATGCACCTTGCCAATTAAGACCTGCTGGTCCTACTGGTCCTGGTACACCTTGAGGACCTATTGGTCCTTGAGCTCCAGCTGGTATTGTTGATGCAACTTGTGTTGTAAAATTTGCCACAGAAATAGCACCTGTTAAATATTCATCATCTCTTCTTTCATCTTGAAGAGCCACAGGTAGCAATGTTTTATTAGGGTCAACAGAATTTACTACTCTGCGACCTCTAATCCAACTGATAAAATTTAAGATATCCATTTCTAAATAATTATATATTATATCTATAATATAATGAAAATTATTTAGATAACAAATTAATTAAGATATTATATCCCCGATTTCTAATGTGTCAGAAACAATATAAGTAACTTCTGAAAGCATGTATAGATTTTCTTCTTCTATAGTTATGATATTTTCTACCTTATTGTCTACAATTATTGCTACTCTTATCATTAGAAATATGTTATAATTATACAAAATCCATTTCCACCATTTCCTCCAGCACCTGAGTTAATACCATTTGCAGAAGCACCACCTCCTCCACCACCAGCACCTGGCCCACCAGTACCACCTGCACCACCACCTAATGTAGCAACAGAATTACCAGAAGATCCGCCACCACCTGCTGTTGAGAAAAATAATCCTGAAGGACTATTAGTTATTAATGAACCATTACTACCACTACTACCTACTAGGGTTCCTCCTGAAACTGTTGCTATTACTTGAGCTGTAGCAAGACCAGTTAAATTTATAGACCCACCTACATTAGTTGCATTTGCTGTACTAAGTCCACCACCTATTGCACCTGCTATTAAAGGTCTAGACATATAAACTGTTGTACCTCCAGCAAAAGTGCCTGGTGGCTGAGTTCCTGTACCATATGTGTTAGTATTAGAAAGTACACCAAAAAGTATAGAATTGCTAACAGAAGAACCACCTTGTGAAATAGCTGTTCCACCAACACCACCAAATGAAGTTCCTGTTGTAAGTTTTGCAGTAGTAGAAACTCCAGTACCACCAAATAAGGATAATGCACCTATTCCACCTTGGTTCCCATTAGTATCATTTATAGTAACAGCAGTACCTCCAGTTCCTCCAACACCAATCCAAATATTCTCAGTAGCTCCTAAAGTGTTTGCATTTAATTTGGCAATATTAAAAGAACCAGATGATCCACCACCCCCACCATATCTAGCTGTACTTCCTACACCTCTTCTACCAGATCCACCGCCACCACCGCCACCTACCAAATAAACTTCTACATAGGTTGCTCCAGCAGGTTTTGTCCAAACACCACTGCTTAAAAAAATCTGAGTATCTATGGGTGTACCGCCTCCACCTCCAGATGTATAATTAGGTATATTTAAAGTACTACCAAGTAGTGTAGCTGCACCTGATGTACCAGTTGTAGTTAAAGTTATAGCATCTTGTTTAGCATTCCAAGTAACTGCTGATGCTATTCTTGCATCTGCAAGAGTACCTGTCCAACCTAATGTTAATGAAACAGGTTGTAGTAATGCACTAGCAGGTGTACCTCCTAATGTAAGAGTAACATTTGTATCATTAACTCTTGTTAATGCTGATGGGGTTACTGAAGGTATACTTGGAAATACAGCAAGTGTACCATCACCTTGAATATATTCAAGAACAGTTCCTGTTGGAGTTGGAAATGGAGTATAGCCTAATGCTGTAGATATATCAAGAGCAGATATACCACTTATATATCCAGAAGGATTAGTACTATCATAAGGAGTATATCCAAGTGCTGTGGTTACATCTAATCCTGTTATACCTGTGATATATCCATTAGGATTTGTAAGGGGATAATATGTACTAGCGGCTGTTGCTGCAGTTAAATAACCTGAGAGAGCTGTACTTGTAATATAACCTGATGGATTAGTTAAAGGATAGTAAGTACTAGCTGCAGTAGCTGATGTTAAATACGGAGTAAGTGCAGATGAAGTTATATATCCTGCAGGGTTACTTGCATCATATGGTGTGTATCCTAAAGCTGTTGTAATATCTAATGCAGAAATACTACTAATATATCCTGCTGGGTTTGTACTTAATGGATAATACTGTAAGTCATATGTAGGTATGCCATTAGTCCACACTACTCCTGGATTAGGGTAACTACCAGAAAGATCCCCACCTGCTGGGCCAGTAGGAGATCCACCCCCACCACCAGTAGTTTTTGGTTTACCATCAGGACCAGTTATCTCAATCCCACCACCAAATACATTACCATTACTATCTATTACTTGCATATTTACTAAGCATAATCTGTACCGTAAACATAGTATGATGTCCCTACTATATCACTATATACAATTAATTGATCTCCTGGGTTTAGGGCATATAGAGTATTATCAGTAACTGAATCTCCAGCAGATAAATTAAACTCATATATTGTTTCAGTAGATGCTGTTAAAGCATCATATCTATTTAAGGTAAGTATATAAGCTGCTGGATTATAAAACTTTAATAAGGTTATTTTAGTAGATAGGGGCCCAGCTACACCCGTATATATTACTGTACCTAAAACATTTACTTGACCCTGATTTATAATTTCTGCCATAAACTAATATACAAAAAAATCCCCAGCTTTGCAAC